TTGATTCTAGGAGCATAATATGGATAATCAAAAACATAAAATTGACTGGTGGTGGCATGCCCCAGAATACTTCAGTCGTTGGAGACTGTTCCCACGTGCATTTATTACCATGTACATTTACCTGCTTTACCGTGTAGTAGAGTGGTTTATGGCATTACCAGACCCTAACATGAACCAAGCAGGCCTTGTGTCTGTGGTAGTAGGCGCTGGCGCCGCATGGTTTGGTTTATATGTTAACAGCGTGAGCAGTAGCGGCAAAGGACAAGAAAGTCCAATGATGCGTATTGAAACTTCAACGACCAATACTACTTCTTTCGGTAACCAACCGGTCGCCGCACCAGCACCTGTAAAACAAGAAGTACCTGCAGAAGCACCTAAGGCCGCTCCATCAAAGCCGAGCCGCGGAAAATTTGACGTTAAGTAACCAACACGTTTAAATACGTGTACGATGTCTTATTACGATACACTAGGTGTTAACAAAACAGCAACGGAGGCCGAGATAAAATCGGCCTTCCGTCGTTTAGCCGCTAAACATCATCCTGACAAAGGCGGCAACGAAGAAGAATTTAAAAAAATATTAGAAGCATACAACACGCTCAAAGATAAAGATACAAGACGCTTATACGATCAACAAGGCTCTAGTCCATTTGGGAGAAGCAATAGGCAACAGACTAATTCCTGGGGACCATTTGGTAACAGTTTTCATTTTAGTGATAGAGATTTCGATGGACAAGGATTTCCTGAAGATATTGGGGACTTTTTTAGAAGTTTTACACAAGGCCAGAGACAACAACGTCCACAACAAGAAAAAAGAAATAGAGATGTTCGGGTAACTTTAAATGTACCATTAAAAGATACATTAGAGTTACAAAGCAAAACCATTAATGTTAAAACCGACGATGGATTGGTTGAAACATTGTATGTAACCATACCACGCGGTGCCAGAACTGGTACACGTATCAAATACCCCGGACTCGGTGACAATATGTTTACCAGTTTGCCCAGAGGTGATTTATATGTTGATTTAGTCATTGACGAACATCCTAATTTCAGTTATAATAATACAGACTTATATACTGTTCTTGAGATTACACCGTTTGATGCTATGCTAGGTGGCGAGACAGAAGTTAAAGGATTAGATGGAAAACGTTTTTCGATGGTTATCCAGCCCGGTATGCAACCTAATACAAAAATGCGTATCAAGGGACAAGGTTTATATCACCAGGGTTCAGATGTCAGAGGACATTTGTACGTAACGATTTCGATTAAGATACCCACACACTTGACAGATCAGCAAAGAGAATTATTACAAGAGTTAAAAGGGCTACTCGAGCCAGTCGGTACTGATGACTATGCCTGGAAGGCAAAACATAAGAAAACTATCGAAGCCTACTTAAATACACTAGCAACGAAGGATATTGAATGATTCAAACTAACCCAGAAATCGAGAGCATTGTTCAAAGTGCGCTCGAATACGCAAATGAAAATAATCACGAGTATGTAACGCTCGAGCATTTGCTAAAAGCAATAATTTCCTACAAGCCGTTTTATCAACTGCTTGAGAGGATGGGAATTGACGTTGAGGGCATGATTGCCGACGTTGACGAGTATGTTAAAAAACAAGATCACTTGGTAGTAAAAAGATCATCGCTTACTGATGTCAGAAATACTCAGCCAAAGAAAACACATGCATTAGAGCGTGTGTTTAATCGTGCATTTACACAAGTATTGTTTAGTAACCGCAGTCATGTACAAGTGATTGATTTGTACCTAAGTGTTAGTCAAGAAAATAATAGTCATGCAGTTTACTTTATGCTAAAGTACGGTATCGACCGCGGCGAACTAGTAGACATGTATAACGAATACTGGACCGGTGGTACTACTAAACAAGTGCAAACAAATCAAAAGGCAGACGACATTCTCGCCGAGTTCTGTACTAACTTGAACAAATTAGCAGAATCAAAAGAAATTGATCCAATCTTCGGACGTGAGTTTGAAATTGATGAAATGACACAGGTACTGGCTAAACGTACTAAGAGTAACATCTTACTAGTCGGCGACCCAGGTGTAGGTAAAACTGCAATTGCTGAAGGACTAGCAAAAAATATCGTTGACGGCAATGTCCCCGACTACTTAAAAGAATATGTTGTTTGGAGTTTGGATATCGGTACGCTACTTGCTGGTTCTAAGTATCGAGGCGAATTTGAAGAAAAACTGCAAACAATTATTAAAGCACTTAAGGCAAAGAAAAAGTGTATTTTGTTTGTTGACGAAGCGCATCAAATGCGTGGTGCTGGTGCAGGGTCAGGCTCTAGTGTAGACTTTGCCAACATGATTAAACCGGCTATCAGCAAAGGTGAAGTTAAAGTTATTGCATCAACTACATGGGAAGAGTACACACAAAGTTTCGAGAAAGATCGTGCGTTAATGCGCCGCTTCTATCGACTGGTAGTAGAGGAACCTACTCCGGATGTAGCAAAACAAATCGTGCAGGGCATTAAGCCTTACTTTGAAAACTTCCATGGCGGATCAATTGACGACTCAGCAGTTGAAGCCGCAGTTGATCTCAGTGTGCGATATATGGCAGATAAGAAACTGCCCGACAAAGCATTAGACTTAATCGACACAGCCTGTGCTAAAGTTAAGTTAAAGAAAGTTAACTGGACATTGTCTAAAAAAGACATTGTCGAAGCATTAAGTAAAGCCACTAAGATTCCTGTTGAACAACTAGGACTCGACGGTGCAACTGACAATGTAACCGGATTGGAACAGCATATCAAGACTCGCTTGTTTGGCCAAGACCAGGTAGTAGATACACTAATGGAAAGTATCTATGTGAGTAAGGCTGGACTTAAAGCAGTTAATAAACCGATTGGCAGTTTCTTGTTTATTGGTCCAACCGGTACAGGTAAAACAGAACTTGCTAAACTGATTTCCGAACATACAGGCATGAAGTTGTTGCGCTACGATATGAGCGAGTACCAAGAGAAACATGCGGCGGCAAAGTTAATTGGTGCTCCTCCAGGATACGTAGGTTATGATGATGCTAACCTGGGTGGCGGCTTGCTGGTTAGTGATATTGAAAAAAATCCTAACTGTATTATCTTGTTCGATGAGATTGAAAAAGCACACCCGGATGTCAGTAATGTATTGTTGTCGTTACTTGACGAAGGTGCAGTTACAAGTTCTAACGGTAAGAAAGCAGATGCTCGCAATGCTATTATTATCCTAACATCAAACTTGGGTGCCGCGGCTAACGATCAAAATGCTATCGGTATGGGACGCGAGTTCCAGAAGTCCGGAGAAGATGATAAAGCAGTTAAGAGTTTCTTTAAACCCGAATTCCGCAATCGTTTAGATGGTATTTGTAAATTCAACAAACTTGATCAATTGAGCATCAAGAAGATTGTTGGTAAATTTATTAATGAAGTTAACGACTTGCTAAGTGAAAAAAGTTTACGAATTCGCTTAACCGAAAGTGCTGTTGACTACCTAGCCGAAGTAGGGTACGATGTTAAAATGGGTGCCCGTCCATTGGGACGTAAAATCAACGAACTTATCAAGATCCCACTGTCCAAACGTTTGATCTTTGATCCTATTCCATCTAACAGTATAATTATTGTAGACCGTGCAGGCGACGAATTAACATTCAACGTTAGCAAGCCTGCACTAGGTTATAGTAATCAACCAACGGTAAACGAAAATGGATACATCGTACTGGACCAATTTAAACCCAAAGATTGAGGTAGTCCCAACAACAGCAGTAAAGTATAAAACCTATACTGCTATTGCCAAGTATTATCTTCCGGGCGGAACTTATTTGCGTCCGTATTCTAGTCGCTGGACCAGTGCAGTAGAGTATGTTGATTGGCGTGTACGTACTGCTCGTAACTATCGTAGTGCTATGGGCAGTTGGCGTGTGCCTTATTCCAGTTACGGTGCTATGGATGCGACCGCTCTTGAACATTTTAAATCAGTGCTGACTAATCCGGCATTTAATATTAAGTTCAGGATCGAAGAGCCTCATGTTAGTGTATACGGAACCAATGAACAAAATGTCAAAGATATTGTAACACTATTAGGCAACTACAATAGTTTGCGTCGTGTTGAAGTTCCAACTAGCGAAGATGACATTGAGTTATTAAAGTCTGGTGTTGTGTTTAGAAAAACAGACACTGGTTACAAATATAAAATTACGCTCAGGGATAGTTGGGGTCAAAGTGACCAAGTTACTGCTAGTATAGTACAAGTTTTGATTAATCAAGGCAACAATGTACTTATTAGCAGGAATATTAATAACAAGTTATCTGCAACTAACAAACAACGCTATTACTACTACGGTGTTTGGTTCTATGCAAATGACCTAGCATTTCTAACTTTCCTTCAACTTATAAAACCAAACTGTATTTTAAAAGTCGAAGAGGTTGTAGTTAGGAAATAAATACTCAGTTAATTCAAGGAGATTAAAATGGCAAAAGTTCAAGAACAAGTCATTGTCATCAAAGTTAGTAAACTGGTCAAAAATAACGACGCCGAAATGGATTTAATTTCAGACGAAGTGGTCGGTAGTTTAGAAGAAGTAGTTTCACAACTTGTTGGTGACGGCTGTATTGTTGAAGCAGAAAAAGCATAACTTAAAAATGGAAAATCAAGAACAACCAAAAGTGGACTTCAGTAAGTACCACCTCAATATCGGCATACCCTGTTATGGAGGTATGGTTACAGAAGGAACAATGCTAAGTTTAATTAGATTTGTTCTAGTTGCTAAAACAATTGGGTTAGACTGGAGCCTAGATACTATTGCTAACGAGTCGCTGATTACTCGTGCTCGTAATAATCTAATGGCAAAAATGATGGAGAACGAAGAAGCAACTCACTTCATGTTCATTGATGCAGACATCAGATTTGATCCAATGGCTATTGTTGCAATGCTATTGTCAGACAAAGATGTCATTGGTGGGCTTTATCCTAAGAAAGGATTCCCCATTGACTACAACATCAATTTGTTGCCGCATACCGATATCGAAGGCGACTTATTTACAGTTGGCACATTAGCCAGCGGATTCTTAATGATGAAGCGAGAAGTATATAGTCGACTTATTGAAGCGTATCCTGAAACAAAATACATCGACGATGTTAATTTTGGAAAACAGTACGAGCCTTATATGTATGCTATCTTTGACACTTACATTGATCACGAAGGTCGATACTTAAGCGAAGATTGGGCGTTTTGTAAACGCTGGGCTAAGATTGGTGGTAAACTATGGGCACACGGTGGCGTATTGCTTAACCACTTAGGTTACTTTGAGTTCTCTGGAGATTTGTCTGCGATGCCAGACTTTGCTCAACCCAAGGGCGATATAAGCGAGTTTGATGGACAACAAATGCCTGACGCATTGCGTAATGTTTTACGTATGCGTAAGCCACAGAACAAAACAGAGGAAATCAAAAAGGAAGAATCAAATGAACAATGAAAATAGTGTAGATATTCTATTACACGTTAAAGCCGAATTTTGGAATAAGCGTCCACAATACAAAGTTAGTATTGACGGAGTAGATGTTATTCCTCCTACTGAGTTTGATTTAAACAGCGGCGAAATTAAAGAAATTAAATTTACCCATGTCTTTCCAGAGTCTGCAGAAGTAACACCAGCAATATTAAAATTGCACTTACTAAACAAAGAACCGTCTGACACTAAGAAAGACAACTACGAAGATCCAGACAATTTTAAAATTGTTGCTGATATGTTGTTAACACTTAAGAGTGTTGAACTCGACGGAATTGTGTTGCCGATTGGATCCGACTACAACGAAGAGAGCGACGACGTTGGCTATTATCTAGTAGACGAACCTGTTGAATACAAGGGTGTTCCTAACACTACTAAGATTCAAGGTTGCAACACAATGGGCTGGAACGGAGCATACTGTTTCGAATTTAAAGTCCCAATTTACCTCTGGATCTTAGATCAGTTCAAGTAAACTTTGTCATAAATACTGCAATAGTAATTTAAGGATTTTAAATGAAAGTTGCAGAGTTATTTGAAGCGGAACAGCGCAGGGTAGTAGCAATACTACCCGGTCGCTTCCACCCTTTCCACAAAGGGCATGCTAGCATGTACAATACACTGGTCAGCCGCTATGGCAGAGACAATGTGTGGATTGCTACTAGCAATAAAGTGGAATTACCAAAAAGTCCATTTACCTTCGGCGAAAAATTGCAAATGATGCAACTTGCCGGCATTCCTGCTGACCGTGTTATCGAAACTAAAAATCCTTACGCCGTACCTGAATTAACACAGAACTTTAATCCTGCAACTACTGTACTGGTGTTTGCTGTTAGTCAAAAGGACATGGACGAAGATCCACGTTTTAGTTTTAAACCTAAGAAGGATGGTAGCCCAGGTTACCTACAACCGCTTAAGGACATTAAAGACGCAGAGCCAATGAGCCAACATGGCTACATTACTACTGTTCCTACATTAGATTTTAAAGTACTAGGCAACCCAATGCGTAGTGCTACACAAGTTCGTGCAGATTATGCACAAGCAGACGACCAAACACGTAAAGCAATTATTAAAGATCTATTCGGTGGCTACAACGAAGAAGTAAAGCACACAATGGATACTAAACTTGCTAGTGCTAATGAAAGTTTTACCCAAGGTGTGGTAGAAGCAAGTTTAAACGAAGGTTGGAAACAGAATTTAGCCGCGGCAGCAGTTGCACTATCAACTGCCTCAACTCCTGCCCAGGCTGGTGGATTAGATGCATTAATTAAAATAGTACGAAGCGGCGATAGTATTAGTCGTATTAGTAAAGACAGCGTTGCCGCAGAAATTGAACAAGAAATTAAAAATCAAATGCGTACAGATGCTAGCAGTCAAAACAGCACCTGGCAAGGCAAACGTAAAGTAAACAGCCCAATGGCTCCACACCTAGACTTTAGTAAGAAAACTGGCACCAGTAGACTAGGAAACCAAGACGAAAGTGTTAGCGAAGGTGTTGGTCGTATTGTTCCAGGTGTTAACACCACAGTGGATGTAGGTCCACACGAGTTAACTAAGCAGGCTAAAAAGTTTGGTAACAAAGTAGACAAGGATGGACGTCCCCCAGTTGTTAAAACAAACGGCGTCATTAAAGCATTTAATTTAGGCCTCACAGAAAGCCTATACAAGTTAGATAAACAAGACCCGATGCTAAAAAGCGAAGTGCATGTTAGCGGAGTAGGTGTTTACTCTATTGAAAGTCTACATAAGAACTTATCACGTAAGTTTGCTGAACTGTCAGAGATGATGTCGGCAATGTCGCCATATCAGGCCGAACAGGCACATTACCTCTTGCAAAATTCTGCGTTACGTGTTATGTTAGATAGTCTAGCTCAAGCCTATAAAGACCTTGAGTCCAAACGTCGTAAAGGCGGAACCGGAAGTAGAGGTATTGCAAAATGACACAAGGTAAAACTGTAACAGTTGATTTTGATTTAACTTGTTTTAAACCCAATGGCGAAGAACCAGTTTATCGTCTATGGGTTAATAACACCTTATTTACTGAGCGTGCATTTCGCTGGAATACCCAGGAAAAATATCTACGTGAGCACTTGGTAATTGATATCGACGAGCGTCAAAAGTACGAGATTAAAATTGAAAAAATCAAAGGTATTGGTGATTTCAATGTAGACAAGTTAGAAGCACGTGACGAACAAGGGCGTGATTTGAAAACAAACTTTTACGTAACTGTATAAATAGTACTATATAACATATATTGGGTTAATACAAACATGAAACCACAAGATTTTTTAACAGAACGTTCTGATATTGCTGAAAAAGCATTAGAAATGGACTTAGATCACGAAGTGCAAATGGCACGCCAGCAATGCTATTTTGCCGCTAAAGATGCTATCCGTATTCACAGTTTGCTTAAAAATGTAAGCGAAATGGAAGGCCTACAAGGTTGGATGCAGTCAAAGTTATCCAAAGCCGCTGACTACTTAAAAGCAGTTGCCGAAGGGCTAGAATACGAGGCTATGGAAAAGCAACAGGATAACGTTGTTGCTGTACCTGATATGCCAGACGAAGCATTTAGCGAAAGCCGTGCAGAAGAACTATTTAATAATCTATTAGGCGAAAACACTACCGCCGCTATTGCCACTGTTGCTATGCCAATGGGTGCTGTTGTTAAACGTAAGAAGGCAAAAAAGAAATGAGCGATTTTAGATCCCTAGTAGAAAGTCTACGTGCTTTAGAAACCATCGAAGAAGGCTTCAGTTCTGAAGCAGAGATGACTTTGCATAAGATCGCCCAAGACGGCGACGAAGAAGCATTAATTGATGCTATGAGCGGATTAATGGGCAACGAAGTGCGCGACATACTAGATCAAATGAAGGAAGATTTGTTTAATACAATGCACCCTGAAGATATTGACCAAGTTGCCGATGACGAAGACAAACTAGTAGAACTGTTAATGGACAAGGTGGTTGACGAGTACAGCGAAGGTGATTTTGATGACGGGCAACCTAGTTCCTACGACGAGTATCAAGACTTACATGGTGGCGACGACTGGGATCACGGTCAATATGATGAATCGCAGATACTAGATCGTGTTACAGCACTAAAAGAAAAATTAGCACAGTTTAAAGAAACTTACTTAAAAGAGTTTGGTGCCGACAATGGTCCTGCTCCTACTGGACAAATGGATCCAGAGCAACTTAAAACACAAAATACAATCAAAGCAAACTTAAATCAACTTAAAGGTGCAGGCGTCGACATTGACCCTAACAAAGGTTTAGATGATCCTAAGAATGCTGGAGAAATCGGCGCAAAGGTACAAGCCGCTATGGCAGATCCTGCAATGGCTAACCAAATTAAAAGCGTCCTTCAAAGAATTAAAAACTAAGGACAGAATACAATGTTAGTATCGCAGTTTATATTAAACAAAAAATCTCGCTTAGTTGAATCATACGAAATTACCGAAGCAGGTATTACGTTTGGTCCACCAACTGGCAAGGAAGCATTTCCAGCAGGCTACGCAAGCGACGGCCAAATGATTATGCACATTGTACGTGACTTGTTACCACGTTTGCGTGACGACCAAATGACACTAGATGTTATGCGTAGTCTTGAAGCAATTGAAAAAGGTCGCCCAAGTCAAGAACAGATGCAACAGGTCATGGACGTTTACAAGGCGGCAGACAAAGCAGGTATTGTACAAGATTACAAAGATGCTATTGGTAAATTTGCCGACGAAGAACCAGAGTCTGATGACGAGATGGAAGAAGGCAACGAATTTTCTGGTGCATTAGCAAAAGCCAAAGAAGAAGGCGACGATGAGTTCGAAGTTGGCGGTAAGAAATTCACAGTTGAAGATGCTGACATGAGTGACGAAGCACGTGAACTGGCACTATATGCCGAAAACGATGGTGACTTATATCGTCAAAGTGCTGAACCAGTTATGCGTAACTTGTCTAAGAAGTTTAAAAAAGGTGTATACGATCACGAACTAGCCGCTAAGTTGTGGAAGTACCATGCAGATCGCGCCGCTAAGTCATACGGTAAAGAACACGGTAACGACGATGGCTTTGCAATCTTTAGTCCAAGTGTACGCCGCGAAGTTGCACAATACTTTGCAGACAGTTGGCAAAGTGAATTAGAAGCAGGCAATGCGATGGAAAGCATTCGCGAAGGCGAAGATGGTGCTAGCCAAGAAGATGTTGCAAGTGCTATTGCTAACCGCTTTATGAACAACATGGATCTTTTAAATAAAGTTTTAAAGGATAGCGATATTGGCGCCTTAACACAAGCCATTGACGAAGTTGCCGAATTCCACGCAGGTGCAGAAGAGCTAGGTACCAGTGACATTAGCATTATGGTTCGCGAAGTTATGCACAACTTAGGCATCAAGGAACGTAAACTTTCCAACGCCGAAATGGGCAAACGCGAAGAAGTAGTTAAAAGCCTAAAAAAGCACAAGGGCGATTTTGAAAAGCGTTACGGCGACGATGCCGAAAGCGTAATGTATGCAGTAGCAACAAAACGTGCCAAAGGCGAAAGCATTGAAGAATCCATTATGCGCGAATACAAAGAAGCCGGCTTCTTTGATTAATCAATACACAACTCCAAAATCAAAATAGCACCCCCGGGTGCTATTTTTTTGAGCTAGTGCAAAGCGCACACTTAAATACAAAATCAAATAGAGTTTCCAATGAAATCAAAATTTTCTTATATAATCATCTTGACAGTTTTCGTATGTGCGTGTATACTAATACTTTCACTATCAAGCGAAGGCGGGCCAATGGCGCTAGAAGATCAGAATAAACCGCCAGGGCATACGTTACTATCTGTTGGGAGTAGGTTTTAATGGCAAAATTTGGACTTTTGCTTTTAAGTCAAAACACATTTGTTGCTGTATCGGACAATTATAAAGCAATTAAGATTGCTCAATACTGTGCCGCTCCGCAATCAACGTTGCTTTGTGTTGACTTTAGTACTGTAAAAAATACCAGCGGGGTTGAAATAGACAACACAAATAAATTTGACTTTGCCGGTAGTTATCGTTTAATCAAATGGCTGGATTTAGATTCAACTCCGTTGCTGTTACAACACGATTACGAATATAGTCTACGTACCGAGTACGGACTGAGTCCAGTTAATCCAGACAACTTTATTAAAAATATGGACTTCTTAGTAACTTATGTTGCTGGTTGCTTAGATTTCCTTGAATTTGCAAATCGTAAACGTAATAAAGGTATCAACCGTAGGATTGAAGGACTACAAGAACTTGCAAACTTTGTTAAAATGCAAGCAGGCCCAGATCCATTTATTGACGAAGCAGTCAAAATCGAAATCGAAGAGTACCAGTATGTTCCGGATGCTGTACAAATGTTTACACAAAGTCTGATCAGATTGTTGTGCAATATAAACTATAAATCATACTCGCTTCAAGAATTAAAAGAACATTTATTCAATGAAATTTCAACATTTGAATTAGACTATGAGCAAAAGCCACTTGGAGAATTAAAACGGTTGGCAAAACTATTAACCAAAGCAGGAAAAACAGATGTTCGAATCTGAGCAGGCTATAACTAATTTTGTCGAGAGTGATCTAGCCAGCTCTAGAGCGATTTCCACTGACTGGCTTGGACTTACTCGCTTTAGAGCAATCCAAAACAAAAAAGGAAAGTACTGGTGCAGTCTCCCAAGGTTAATTCTTGGTGTAACAGACTGGAGGCCTAGACTAGGTACTTTTGAAACACCCTGGGGTAGCAAATGCGTACCTGAGTGCATGCCTCCAAGTTTTACATTTATCCCCGATTCGTTTAGCGATATTATGGATCAACGTGCATTAGAACTAATCGAGTCTGCTCGGTTATCTAATAGACAGATACTAGTACTTTGGTCAGGAGGCATTGACAGCACTTGTGTGTTGTCGAGTTTTATTAAAAATTTATCCCCAGGCGATCAATCCATTGTCAAGGTAGTACTAAACACCCGAAGTGTTTTTGAAAATAATCAGTTTTATATTAATCACATCTTGGGCAAACTAGAATGTATGCATTATAATAAACTCTCTGTTACCCCAGAGCTGTTTAAAAAATACATTATTGTTCACGGCGACCCAGCAGATTGTATACTAGGCCCCACGGTTCCAGCGTTTTGGAAATTTATACAGCAAGGAACGCACAAGGATCCTTGGAAAAATCATATTCCTGCAATCATTGATAGTGTGCAACCACACGAAAGCAATCCTTATTATTCTGAAGGCTTTGGTAAATGGTTTGTTGAAGCCATTAGTGCTAACCTCGAGGAGGTTGCACCCGAAAACGTCTTTACTGTTGCAGACTGGTGGTGGTGGACTTACTACAATTTTAAATGGGAGTTTAGTTGCCAGCGTCCGTTTTTCTCTAGTCGCCCAGACAGCTCAACTTCTTTTTCAGAACTAGAACTAGCAGACTACGCTAAGAATACATTTTTTAACACTCCGACTTGGCAACAATGGAGTTACACTAACTTGCAAACACTGGTGCCAAAAGGCGTCGGGTGGGAGGCACGTAAGTATCATAAGATACTGGCAAGAGATTACATCTACGACTTAGATCGCAACGATGTATATTACGAAACAAAGATCAAAGTACCCGGCGCACCCGGCAATGTTATTACCAGACAGACTGATAAAAATATGCCAGCCTACTATAATAAAAACTGGCAAGGAACATATTTTACTTCGCCCGGTGTCTATGAGGTAATGATGGACAAACTGGAGAATTTTAAATGAAGGAACTGTATGCACTATACAATCCTAGTAGCAATAGGTTTGTAACCACAGATAGAAGTTACGAAATGCTTAAAAGCATTCAGTTTGTGCTAAGTCACAAAATACTTTTGTACTGTGTTCGTGTAAGCGATATTGAAAATTATCGCGATGGACTATTAGACAAAGACAGACACCATAAAATTGGGTTGGCTGATCACAAGCGATTAAACATCGCAGTCGACATACATCCTAAAAGCGAAAACTATATTAAACTAGTAGCCAACACTGACCCAATGGATGATTTCCATATGAAATTGTCCAGTGTAGTTAACTTCTTCAAAGATTTTATCAAAGTCTTTAACAAAGAATACGGGTTCTTCCAAGACCACATTAGAATTCGTAGTCGCAATCAAAAAATGCACTTGGAACAACTAGGCGAATTTATGAAGTTGTTGGTTCCCGGCGACGACGACGTACAAGAGTTAATCAAATGGGAAACTGATTATAAATTTAGCATAATGAAGTATATGCGTGTTTACAAGGGACAAGTATTTCAAATGCTCTATAACGACATTGACATCGAACAAGACATTGCAACTGTTAAACAACAGGTTAGAGAAAACTTTATTAAACTACCACACATGGTGCATTCAGCTCGATATGTGCATCCCAAAATTACGGAGTGGCTAAATGCTAACACTTGAAGAACATCTCGTTAAAATCAAACATGGCAACATGGTTGATAATCAATTAATTGAGTACTTGGATATTAAGAATCCATTGGGACAACATTGGCAACGTTACAGTAAACTCAACATCGGTGTAAAAGATATTAGACCACGCCGTGGTACGTTTACTACTCCCTGGGACAGTCCCAATGACAACAACGTTTGGGGTATGCCCGAGCTACGTTATATCGACGATAATCTAACAGACTTGCTTGACCAACGTGCAATAGAATTATTTAAAATTGCCAATGAGACTAATCGTGAAATTTATATCATGTGGTCTGGGGGCATTGACAGTTCTGGTGTGCTTGTAAGTTTTATTAAAAATCTCAGCGAAGCAGATCGCAAGATCATTACAGTAGTGTTAAACACTGATAGTCTATTAGAAAACATGGACTTCTATCAGCGGCATATCAGTGGCAAGTTAAAAATCGTACACATCAACAACATCGATGTTACCAACGAGTTTCTAGATCGAGTTATGCTATTACACGGAGATCCGGGTGACTGTATTTACGGTCCCAGCATTGGTGCTTTTAGTCATCTAATTGCAGATGGAAAACACATGTTGCCTGCCAATGAAAACCGTGATCTTATTAAAGTATTTTACGACAAACAAACCAATCCATGGAGTCATCCAGACTTTGGTAAATGGTATGTTGACAAAGTAGCAGACAACTTTGCCGAAGCCAATTTGGAAAATGCCTATACCATTGCTGACTACTGGTGGTGGCATTACTTTAACCTCAAGTTCCAATTTTCAATGCAACGTCCATTGCAACATGCATTGCAGGATCATAAAAAAGGACTTACCAAAGATAGATACAATCGCTATATGAATGAAGTATTCTTCCATACTGAGCGTTTCCAACTTTGGAGTTATAGCAATTTGCAAACATTTTATGCTAAAATAGACCAAGGCGTTAAAGGTACAAAGTGGCAAGCACGTGAATACCTATACAACTTTGATAAAAATCAACGTTACTTTGATCATAAAGTTAAGATTGCAAGTACAGCAACTGATCGTGATAGACGCACAGTTGAGCTGAGTCCATTTTACTTTGACGACAACAATGTTGGTTATTTCCCCTGGGAAGCAAACGTTTCAGAGGCAATAACTTATTACCTCGAAAATTTTAAAGGTTGACAAACAACCTTTAGTATAGTATAGTTATATCATTAAGGAGAACACATATGGCCATGTTTACAGGCGAGCAGAAGACCAAGTTAACCCAAATTATCAATGAAGGTATTCAGGTTAAGCAAGAAATTGAAGACCTAAATGCCGGCTTGAACGATACTGTTAAAGCCATTGCCGAAGAACTAGAAATTAAACCATCTGTTCTTAAAAAGGCAATTTCGGTTGCACATAAGAGCAAACTAACTGATCACAATGCTGAACACGAACTACTAAACGATATTTTGGAAACTGTTGGTCGTACACTATAATGGATACAGCCAAGCCATATCAATGGTTGGCCTGGATAGCAACTGCGGGACTTATCTTTGCGGCGTGTTTCGCAAGTTTTGTCCCGCAATTGCTTTGGCACCATCCATTTTTTATTTTTAGTAATGCGGCTTGGGCAATTACCGGGTACTTATGGAAAGAAAAGTCATTGATTGTTCTTAACATAAGTCTTACAATAGTTTACATTATCGGATTGATTTACAATACATGAGTTACGTTGACGCACTATACGACAGAGACAAAGATGCGATCCACATTGTGGAGCGTGTTAATGGCCGCAGGGAATACCGCACGTTTCCTGCCAACTATGTCTTTTATTATGATGATCCTAAAGGCAAGTTTCGTACTATCTACGGTACACCTGTAAGCAAGTTTATTACTCGTAATAGCAAAGAGTTTCATAAAGAACTTAAAATTAACTCGGGTAGGAAAGTTCACGAAAGTGATATTAACCCAGTACTACGATGCTTAGAAGACAATTATCTCGGAGTAGATTCGCCTAAACTGCAAACATGCTTTTTCGATATTGAGGTGGACTTTGACCCAGAGCGCGGTTATAGTTCACCGAGCGATCCGTTTAATAAAATTACATCAGTTACACTTTACCTTGACTGGTTAGATAAACTTGTTACCTTGGCTATTCCCCCTAAGTCAATGAGTTGGGAAACCGCTGAAGAAATTGCATCAAAGTTTGATAACACATTCTTGTTCAATCGAGAAGAAGATATGCTTGTTACATTCCTTGACTTGATTGAAGATGCAGACATCTTAAGCGGATGGAACAGCGAAGGCTTTGATATTCCTTATATGGTAATGCGTACTGTTCGTGTTCTAAGTAAAGACGACACTAGACGCTATTGTCTGTGGAATCAACTTCCTAAACAGCGCATGTTTGAACGCTTCGGTGCAGAAAACTTAACATTTGACTTGATCGGTCGTGTGCATTTAGACTATATGCAACTTTACCGCAAGTACACCTATGAAGAACGACACAGTTATAGTCTAGACGCAATTGGCGAATACGAACTTGGCGAACGTAAAACACAGTTCGAAGGTTCGTTGGATCAATTGTATAATCAGAACTTTGAAACGTTCTTAGACTATAACAGACAAGACGTTATGCTACTAGTTAAGATGGATCGCAAACTGCGATTCATTGACTTGGCAAACGAACTTGCTCACGATAACACAGTTTTGCTACCCACAACAATGGGTGCTGTTGCTGTTACTGAGCAGGCTATTATTAACGAAGCGCATCAGCGTGGAATGGTTGTACCTTCAAGGAATAGAAAAGATGATAAAGAAGACTCGCAAGCGGCAGGTGCCTATGTTGCTTATCCCAAAAAGGGCATGCACGAATACATCGGAGCGATCGACCTCAACAGTCTCTATCCCTCGGCTATTCGAGCCCTTAACATGGGCCCAGAAACAATTGTTGGACAAGTCAGACCAATAATGACCGACAACACGATCCGTGAACGTATGAATCAGGGTCGTAGTTTTGCAGACGCTTGGGAAAACATGTTTGGCACGTTAGAGTATAATGCTATCATGAACATGGATGCCGGCGTTGAACTTACCATTGACTGGGAAGATGGTACAAGCGACGTTACCAGCGCCGCTAATGTCTGGAGGTTGATTTTTGACAGTAACCAACCGTGGACAATCAGTGCTAACGGTACTATCTTTAGATATGATACCAAAGGTATTATCCCGGGTCTGCTAGAACGTTGGTATGCTGAACGTAAGGAATTGCAGGCTAAGAAGAAAGAAGCCACTACACCAGAGGATCAAGCATTCTGGGACAAGCGTCAGTTAGTTAAAAAGATTAACTTGAACAGTTTGTATGGTGCTATTCTTAACCCGCATTGTCGTTTCTTTGACAGCCGAATTGGTCAAAGCACGACACTCACAGGTCGTATTATTGCCAAGCACATGGATGCATTTGTTAATGAATGTATCACTGGCGAATACGACCACGTAGGCGATGCTATCATCTACGGTGATACTGACTCTGTTTACTTTAGTGCGTGGCCCGCGATTAAAAGTGAAGTAGAGGCAGGGCGCATGGAATGGGATAAAGATACTTGTGTTCAGTTGTATGATACCATCGCTGATCAAGTTAACGACTCGTTCCCTGCGTTTATGGAACGGGCGTGTCACTGTCCTAGAAATATGGGCTCCATTATCAAAGCAGGTCGTGAGCTCGTAGCCAGCAAGGGTTTGTTTATTAAGAAGAAACGCTATGCTGTTTTAATCTACGACAACGAAGGCGTAAGACTTGATACTCATGGCAAACCGGGCAAGGTCAAGGCTATGGGACTGGACTTAAAGCGCAGTGACACGCCCAGAGTTGTGCAGGATTTCCTAAGTGAGATTTTGCTTACAACACTAACCGAAAAAGATGCACGTGACAAAGTAATTGATCGTGTAAGAGAATTTAAACTTGAGTTTGCTGAACGCCCTGCATGGGAAAAAGGCACGCCCAAACGTGTTAACAACTTGACCAAATATACTGCTGAAGAAGCAAGACTAGGTAAAGCAAATATGCCAGGACACGTTCGTGCGGCAATGAACTGGAACAAACTACGTTCTATGCATGGCGACAGGTACAGCGCAGAAATTATGGACGGTATGAAAGTTATTGTGTGTAAATTGAAAGATAACGCATTGGGTTATACTTCAGTTGCATACCCTACCGACGAAAGCCATATTCCTGCATGGTATAAAGAGTTACCGTTTGATGACAGCACTATGGAATCCACAATCGTAGACCAAAAAGTTGATAACTTGCTAGGAGTACTAGAATGGGGCATTGCAGAAGCCACAGACATCAAAACAACTTTTGATAGTTTGTTCACTTGGGAAGACTAAATAGAAATATACGTAGATAACTTGGACATTCGAAAATGAAACTCAGTGACCTGGTAGGGTTTAAAAACAAACTCAACGAAACTTTAGTAGTTGATCATATCCAATCATCATTGGATACATTAAGTAACACGATCAGGGAAATCATTACTTCTGAGGTCCCGCCTCATCATAACGAATATATCCTAAACACTATTAACCGTCTTGAAAATGTTCGCAACGAACTGGAAAACATTCAAGGCAGTTTAGCCGATGCTACGTACAGACTAAATGAAGAAATTGACAGCGGCTCACGTGTATTTTATGCTAGAAACTATGACTTAGAACTAGCATACATTGATGCCGACAGTATTCGCGAAGTTCGCAAACTATATGTGCCAGAGCATGCAAAAGATGCATTCGTTACAAGAATTGGCAAGTATGTAAACTGGAAGTATCCAATCTTAGAAATGGGTTGCCGCGATGGCGAAATGACCAAGCACTTAGTTGCTGGTGATCCTTTATACGTTGCTGATAACTTTAAAGAGTTTCTGCGTAATACTGTTGACCAATTTAACAACGAGTACAAACATCGTGTACGTCCATACCTGATCAACGACGAAGAAGTCAACTTTGATGCATTGCCACACGATCAGTTTGGGTTTATCTTCAGTTATAACTATTTCAACTATCGTAGTATCCAAAGCATTAAGGATTACTTTAGACAACTGTTTAGTCTATTGCGTCCCGGCGGGGTAATGATGTTTACCTATAACAATGCAGACCTTGCGCCTGCTTGTGCCTATGCCGAAAGTTACTTTATGAGCTACATGCCAAAAAGTATCTTAGTGCCATTGGTGCGTAGTATTGGATTCGATGTTATTGCAGACTTTGACTATGTTCCGGCATTTAGTTGGCTAGAGATCCGCAAGCCCGGAGATCTGCATAGTATTAAAGCACACCAGGCTCTTGCCAGAGTCATGGATATTAAACCCAAAACAACTTGACAACCCTGTTTATTTTTGCTATAATGCCTAAATAAACTTTATCTTTAAGGACTAATTATGCGAGATTTTCTACTAGACATTGTACAACATACCTACGGCTTAGGTAATATTGATTTGGTTAAGATTACCGGTGACGAAAACGGTACTACTATTAACGGCATCAGCGAAGACCGTTCTGTCATTGTTGAAGGCAAGTTCAAAGGCCCAGTTGCTGACTTTGTTGGCACATTTGGTATGCCTAACCTTGCAAAACTAAACACTATTCTTAACTTGCCACCTTATAAAGAAGACGCTGACATCACTGTTGCACGTACAGACGATGCACCAACTAGCGTTAACTTTAAAAACAAAGAAGGCGATTTTAAAAATGACTATCGCTTTATGAAAGCAGAAGTTGTTAACGGTGTTCTTAAAAACTTTAAGTTCAAATCAGTTAACTGGAATATTGACATTGTGCCAACGGTGCAAGGTATTCAGCGTTTGAAATTTCAAAGTCAAGCACACAGCGATGAAACTACATTTAGTGCTAAAACAGATGGTACAGACTTGAAGTTTTTCTTCGGTAACCCAAGTAGCCACAGTGGTGAATTTGTATTTGAATCGGCTGTATCTGGCAAGTTGAGTAAGCCATGGAGTTGGCCTGTTGCGGCTATCATTGGTATCTTGAGTTTAACTGGCGACAAAACACTTAAGATCAGTGATGAAGGTGCTACAATGATCACCGTTGACAGTGGATTGATTGAATACAACTACATTCTACCGGCACAGACAAAGTAATGAATCGTAACAATTACGAGTCAACTTCGCATTTTCGTTTCAACGATGGCGCAGTAAAGCGCGACCCTTCTCGACGTTGGAGTTACAAAGGACATCAAATGGATCAGTTCTTTGTAAGTCCCGATCGTCGCTGGGCCTACGTTAACATTCCTAAAAACTCGTCTACGAGCATTAAAAATGCATTGTCTTCAATTGGGTGGGAGATCTTTACCAAAACCGAAATTGAACATCAATTGAAAGCCTGGCCAAACTACTTGGTAGTGTTACGTGAGCCAAAGAAGCGTTGGATCAGTGGCATTGCCGAATACCTGACCATGTATCACAGCAACACTATCAGCGACCTTAACTGCGAACACGGACTCGAATTCCTTCCTTTATTGGGGCAACGTCTT